TGTAATCTCCATTCTGGTCGTAGGAGGAGTCTGGCAATCCTCTTTTTTGATGTGTTCATATGTGGAATAGCATGTAAATCACTTGTGCATCATGTGGTGACCTGTACTATTGTATCAAATTTTCATTGGAATCATCTGCTGCAGATTTGTAAAATTGATGCGACCTGATCCGCTTTTTAACCTGAAATAAATTAGGAGTAAGATTATATATGTCGCTACGTTCCGAAATAGGATATAGTGGCGCACGTGTTTCTCTTATCGAGAAGACATTCTTCGGTATCAAGAGTGCTGAGGACATCCTTCGAGAGTCAGTGTGTGAGGTCTATAATCATATCGCCACGGTCTATGACAAGCAGGATGGTCACCTTTTTGATCGGAAAATGGGCACATCTGACCGTTCAAAGGAGAATGCTCTCAGCAAACTTCCGATGAAGTGGGACCCTGGCCATTTTGGTCACATCAGACTCGAGAAACCAGTCTATCAAATCCCATTTCTGCCCAATATCATCTCAATCCTGAATGTGGTTTGTCATCGCTGTTCAAGTGGACTGGTAGATGCAAGAGAGCCAGAGAGACGACGCCAAATTCTCGCTCGAAAGGGTAAGGCACGATTCGCTTACTATCAGAGCCTATTGAAGGATTCAAAGCTTGGGTTTAACAAGAATTGCTGGAATTGTGGAGCGTGTGTTCTCAAGTTTGTCAAGGATACCAAGGATGGTAGCCCGAAAATCAACGTCAAGGGTGGAATGCCCTCTCTGAAAGGGGCTTCCCCACCCAACATCCTTGCTGATGTGGAGACCTGTGAGAAACAGGCTGCCAAGGGTGCTGCTGCCGATGTTAGTCAGGCCCAACAAAGCACTGATGCAGTCGATGGCGATGGTGGCGATGGTGAGGGCGGAGATAGTGGTGAGGGAGATGGCAAGAAGACACAATTCAACTTCATGAACCCAGAGGTAGTTCACACTATTTTCCGGAAAATTACCGATGATGATTGCGAACTACTTGGCTACCCTCCCCAGCACTCTCGACCAGAGTCGATGATCTGGACGGTCATGCCTGTTCCTCCTCCCCCAATGCGCCCTGCGGTGACGAATGAGTCTGGACAGACTGCTGATGATGACTTGACTTATAAGCTCAATGACATTATCAAGACAAACAATCAGATTCGCGACCTTCTATCCAAGGAACAGTCTGAAAAAGAGAGGAGGAACCTGTACAACTGGTGGAGCCTTCTTCAATACCATGTGGCCACATATGTCGATAATGAGATTAGCAATATTCCTGCTGCGGTCAACCGATCTGGTCGTGCCTATCGAACATTGCGTCAGCGTCTGAATCACAAAGAGGGTCGAGTTCGCGGCAACCTCATGGGTAAGCGTGTGGATAAGTCCGCACGTAGTGTTATCACTCCAGATCCAAACATCAGCATTGATGAGCTGGGTGTTCCCTTCGTAGTCGCGGATGTCCTCACTCGCGAAGAGATCGTCACCCCTCTCAATGTGAAAAGACTCACACAACTTGTTCGAAATGGTCCCAAATGGCCAGGTGCCAACTGCATCGAATACAAGAGCAGTAGTGATCTTGAACAGCAAATGGGTGGCCAATCACGTGGCAGTTTTAAGTGCAGTCTAAAACACATCACCCAGATGCAACGAGACAAGATTGTTTTGAATCCCGGAGATGTGGTGCATCGGCACTTGATGAATGGTGATATTGTTCTATTCAATCGCCAACCATCTCTCCACAAGATGAGCATGATGGGTCACCGAGCAAAGATTCTTCCAGGAAAGACATTCCGCCTCAACCCAAGTGTTTGCACTCCATACAATGCTGATTTCGATGGTGATGAAATGAACATGCACGTACCCAACAGCAAACAGGCATCATATGAGCTGCAGGCACTCACCCTTGTTCCCACACAAATCGTTAGCCCACAAGCGAGTAAGCCAGTCATGGGCTTGATTCAGGATGCTCTCCTTGCGAGTTATCGTTTTACTCGTATTCGATCCAAACCACACCTGAACCTGATGCACCTGATGACACTGCTTGATTGGACAAGTGGTTATGATGGCAGTCTTCCTGACCCATCGAAACCGGAACCTACGCCAATCGTCCTCACACCAGAGGTCATCGCTGCTAAGGAAGCTGTCGCGGTTGGCACTGGCACCGAAGTCGATGAGGAGACTCTGGAACGCGAACTCCATGAAGAGGAGGCTGAAGAGCGCGAGGAGCTTGAAGCAGAAGAGCAGACAGGTCGCAGTCTGCGATGGGATTCAAAACATGTCTTTTCGACATTTCTCCCCAAGGTCAGCTACTATCTGAATCGTAACGAGGATGGTGCAGAGCAAGAACAGAAGAACATCCTCCGCATCGAGGACGGCAAAATGTCAAGCGGATTCTTCGACAAACAGACATTCGGTACCAAGAACAACAGTCTGGTTCATGTCACTTGGAATGACTGGGGACCAGAACCTACTCGTCATCTGTTCGATGATATGATGAATGTCGGAATGCAGTGGCTTGCCATTGATGGTTTCAGTGTCGGTCTCGATGATATGTACATCTCACGCAGTGATTATGATGAAATTCACCACCAGGTTCGTGAAAAGGTTGCAGAGGCCAAGGTAAAGATTGAGTTCCTACACCAGGGACGATATCCGATTATTGGTGAGGACCAGAAGCGTGATTTTCACAAAGCCGTGGTACATGAGCTTGGCTACTGGCTCCCTCGTGACCGTTTCTTCTTCTCAGATACCGGTAAGCCCATTAATGAACAGTTCGAGGCAGATATCTATGTCGTTCTCAATGGAGCTCGCAAGATTGCTGAGGAGGCTACTGGTAAGAAGCTGAGTCCAGATAACCGCATGGCGAGCATGGTTGAGTCCGGTAGCAAGGGTAGCAAGACCAACTTGGTCCAGATTATCAGTCTGCTGGGACAACAGGAGCTGGATGGCGGTCGTGTCCCTGATGGCTATCTGCGTCGCACTCTGCCACACTTTACTAAGGATAGCATTACTCCAGAGAGTCGTGGTTTCATTGATAAGGGCTATCTGCTCGGACTGGATGTCACCCAATACTTTTTCCACGCTATGGCTGGTCGTGTGGGTGTCATCAGTACAAGTATTAAGACGGCTGAAACTGGTTATCTGCAGCGCCGTCTGATGAAGGCTCTCGAGGATTTGGGGGTCCGGTACGATTGGTCGGTTCGCAATGCCAATGACATCATTCTCCAATTCTTCTATGGTGGTGATGGTTTTGATGCCAGTCGGCTTGAGGTTCAGAAATTCGACTACCTCACTCTGTCTGATGACAAGTTCCGCAAGATTTATCGGTACAATCCATTCGATACTGCTCATCCAGAGAACCTGTTCGCACCTAACATCGTGGCTGATCTTGAGGATGATCCTGCAAAGTATAGCAAGATCCTTGAAGAAGAGTTTCAGAGACTGAGTAAGGACCGGGATATTCTTCGCACCGAGGTTTTCAAGCATGGGGTCCCAGACAAGATTCTCTTGCCTGTCAACTTTCCACGCATGATTGAGAATTTCCAGTACCGATTCGCTCTACGCAAGGGATCTGGTTTGGCCGATCTGAACCCAGCACACGTGGTCCTGGAGGTCCGCAAACTGATTGCCAAGATCCTGGAGGAATATCAGGTCCCAACATTCAATGAGAATAGGGATTTCATTGTTCTACAGGCAATGATCCGCTCCCACCTGGCCAGTAAGAAATTGGCGCACAAGGGCTACAATAAGGAAGCATTCGACTATCTGATCCAGGATGTCTACCGCAAATTTCAGGAGGCATTTGCAGCCCCTGGCGAAATGGTAGGTGCAATTGCAGCACAGAGTGTTGGTGAACCCAGTACACAAATGACTCTTGATACCTTTCACAGTACCGGTGTTGGTGAGAAGGCGAATGTCAGTCGTGGCGTGCCTCGCCTGAAGGAGATTATGCGCGTCACCAGTGCTCTCGAGACTCCCACTGTGACTGTCAGCATCAATCCAACCTACCTGAATCAGAAACGGTCAGAAGATGACGAGAGTAAGCTCGAACCGAAAGACCGGGCCATGCTCAATGCACAGGAGTTGGCGAGCAATATCGAGTTCACAACGATGAGGGATATTGTCAACTCGGTCAAGATCATTTATGCGCCTGATCTTGAGGAGGGAGTGACTGATTATTCCGATGCTGACAAAGGCTTCCTTGAGAGCTACAATGAATTCATGGGAGATCTGTTGACCCCAGAAAAGAAACAGGAGTTTCCATGGGTTATCCGTATGGACTTCCAGGAGAGACTGATGGCTCAGAAAAACATCACCATGGAGGATGTTTACGCCGCTCTAGTCAAAGAGCAGGGAACCACACACCCTGGCTTCAAAGATATCAAGGAGATCCAATTCGCTGTTTCGGATACGAATGGTCCACTTGATGGTATCAACGTGGGTGGCGACTCCCTCTATGTTGCACGTATCAATGTTCAGAATGAAAGCATTCGAAACAACCCAATCAATCTGGTCCGATACCTAGAGCGCGTCCTACTCGAGATCAAGGTTAAGGGTATCCCTGGAATTGACACTGCTCGCGTCCGATTTGTTAAGCAGAAACCATTCTATGCTGAGAATGGGTCACTCGACCACACATTCGATTATGAGATTGATACCAATGGTGTTAATCTGGTGGATATCTGGAACATGCGTCACATCAATCCCGAGGCTACCTTCTCAAACCACATTATCGAGGTGTACGAGACACTCGGTATCAATGCTGCTCGCAATCTGATCATTGATGAAATCACAGAGGTGATGGAATATGCTGGTACATACGTAAATCCACGTCATATCGAGATCCTCGCAGACCTCATGACAAGTCGAGGATACTTGATCTCAGTTGATCGTCACGGTATGAGCAAGGGTGACAGTGGACCATGGGCTCGCGCCAGTTTCGAGGAGACCACTACTCAGATCTTCCGCTCTGCTATGTATGGCGAATCCGACCCCATGTCTGGTGTCAGCAGCAACATCATGACTGGCCAGTTCATCAAGGCTGGTACGAATGCTTTTCGAATTGGTCTTGATGAGACCATGATCCAGACGGTTCAACCACCGAAACAGGACATGTTGCTGCGCCGCCAACAGATTGCAGAAAGCAAAGAGAAACTGAATACGGAAAAGGCCAACACAGTTGCCGAGTATTGCGACCAGAGTGCCAAGGATTCGTTCAACTTTACATTCGATTTCTAAATTCAATGGGTAGGTCGAGGATTCTCATTTTACTTTACTTTGTATAGTGATTCAATAGAACATACAAAGTAAGATGATCACATATCTCGCACATCTGCATATATGTGATTTTACTTACAACTACAACTACAACTACAACTACAACTACAACTACAACTACAACTACAACTACAACTACAACTGGGCGAACTGAAAGATGTTTTCACCTGTCGAGGAGACTGCATCAACCAATTGAGCCTCGAATGCAACTGGATAGTATATGTAGTTGTAGTTGAAAGTACTGAGACAGAGGATGGGGATACCCTTCTCTGCCAACAAACTCGTCACCTCAGCGAGCATCCCTGCTTCGTTCAGAGCTGGATTGGAGGTATCTATCTGTAAGCCGTAGTAGTTGTCTGCAGATAGATAGCTCTCACCAGTCTTTAGAATAGTATTGAGAGCTTCTTCATTCTGTAATTGCATGATCATAGAGCAAGACCCATCTGGTTCTTGGGTAATTGAGAACAAACCATCTGCCAACAGGCAACCAAGGATCTGTTTAAGCAATCTATCCTTGTTCCTGGTAGAAATCAAGTAGAAAATGCCTGGTAGCTTTGTCAGAAAATATTTGGGAGTAGGAGTCTGATTGGTAATCATGTGTATTGTGGTGATATACATACATATGAGAAAATTGATCATTTTACAGTCAATGCGATGGCATCCAAGTACCAAACAAATCTACATCCAAGGCAGACATGAAGTCATCTGCGACCACTACAGCTAAAGCTAAGGCTGTCAAACCATCTGCCACATCTACTGCTAAGCCATTCAATCTTGGAGGATGGCTTGGTAAGAGCCTGAAAACCCTAAGTTCAGCAACAACAACACTAAACGCAACACTCAAGGTTGCAAAGGGACACAAATATATCAACGATGGTCTAAGTGCAGGTCAGAAATACATTGATGCAAGCAGCAGTTACGTTGGGACAAAAGCTCATGAAGGAGGTCAGCTCATAGGACAGAAAGTTTCCGAAGCAGCACACAAGAGCTATCAAATTGCACGTGAGCAAAATCGCGCTCTATGGCGACTGATCGCCGTAAAGCAACGAGTCTCATCTCTTGCTCGACTATCATATAAGTGGATTGTGGGTACACGCACGGTCAGAAACATCCGAGCAGCAGCAATTCTTGGCATCATTGGAAAAGCAGGATACGTCTATGGTACATATTTTGAAAGGGAGATTACTGTCACAAAGAGTTCCTCCGATGAGATCGGAGCAAACGGCTCGAAGAGCCGGAGTTTCAACCAGCTTCGCGAAACAAGCAGTGGAGTTCACAATACGTATTTTGTCGCTGATCAGGAGAAGAGACTGTACCAGGTGGTTCCATCTTTCTGGTTCATGCAGTGGTGGCCTGACGAGATGTGGGCTTTCATGAAAGAGGGCGAGACCTACAAAATCCTGGGATACGGCTGGCGCATACAGAAACTGAGGTTGCACCCCCGAATCGCTCTTGCCCAGAAAAAGATCGACTATGTTGAAGGCGCTCCACGGCTCGAGGACTACGAAGACCTACCAGGCACTCACAATCTCCCACTACTCTACAGAGAGCATGTGCGACCATATCTGACACATAGTTACGAGACTGTCAAGTCCTATCTAAATTCCTGGTTCTAGGCCCTTCCGCCAGGCTAGCGGCGGAAAAACCTAGCACGATTCTGATTCATCTCGTAGTCACTGACAATGTCAGCAAAAGTCTCTGTGAATGGCTGTCCCTGCAAACTTTTCTCCAGAAAATATATGCTATAAACACCACACTCAGACGAGGAGAACTGGTGTCGCGTCTTGTTACAAAGTACCTGCAATGTTAAGCCCAGACCTTGCTTCGCTTTCATTTGGATATTTGCAATAAAATCCTGAATGGGCTTTGGGGGCGGACAGCTACCAAAACTATCAAAATATGCTATTTTGCTTGCATTTGGATATTGTGATTGAGAGCGCCGACGACTGTTCAAATCAATCATCAAGCTTACCCAGTGACTTCCTAACTCTGTGTGAGGGTCAAAGTTAAAAACAATTCCAATCTGCCGCGTCCCTTGTCGATACAGTCTGACTAGATTCAGGTTGTTCAATTCAGTAAATATCTCCGCGAAATCTATCGGTACAGGGCCAAAAAAAATAAAATGTGGATACACTTTCTCGAAATGCTCCATGGCAGCATCTATATTGCGGGTTGATAGCCATTTCCATTTAGCTGCTCCCGCAACTTGGTTAGTGGGTCCCTTTGGCGGATATGTCCATTTTAACAGCTCCTCATCGCCAATCTCTTTAACAAATTGCAAGTCTAACCAACAACTCTCATCGCTACAAATATCACTCAGTTTATGGCGCAGGTCTCTCCACAAATTTTCAACCGGTTGACTCAGGCGGATTCTTTCTCGCCTCGGACCTGCCATATGCTGATTGTATCCCCTCGCAATCTTCTGAAGCTGCTTTCCACTGAAGCAGCCAAACCTGGTCCTGTTCTTATTGGCTATGGAGCAAAACTGAGTCATCGATCACTCAATATTATAGTATATATGTATCATACATTTTCATCAATGTGACCCATTCTGAATCCAGAAACAGGTACACCTCTTACATTGCAGTTGCTGAAATCGATAATATAATTTTGCCCAGTATCTCGCCTTTCTGCATCATTTTCATCATCCAGAATCTTGGTGAGCGTATCTCCTTTGGCTGTTGTCACGAACAGCATATCCAGATCCACACCGATCCATGCCACACTGGTTGGATATTTCTCTCCAATGTCAATAGACAAGAGCTTTTCGCCAGTTGCGGTAGAATATTGTTGAATGGCCCCTCCACCCCACAGTGCTATCCACAGATTGTCGCTCATATCCATTGCACAGCCATCTGGAGCACCATCCTCCTTTGGAATAGTGATACAATCTATGTTCAGTAGTTTGAGTGGATTGTGACTATTCCTGTTCCTGTATTCATACTCTTGCACAGATTGGCTGGGCGTATCTATGAAATACATTCTCGAACCATCCCTAGACCAGGCAATTCCATTGGATATACCTATGTACCCTTTCTGTTTGCGAAAACACGGATTGGTTTCCCTCCCATTCAGAACATAGAGGGAGCCATCCCTCTCACCCCTCTCTATAGATGCCTCTGTATCAGTGTGATTCATAGATCCAATCCAGAAACGCCCATCCGGACCACACTTCCCATCATTCCACCGATTGGTGAGCAACTTGTGCTCTGGATCACCATAATTGTGAAACCATGTTTTTGCCCGAAGATCGTACAAGCCGATTCCTTTGAGCGATGCCAACAGAACAATGTCCGTCTCTCCCTGTACAGGAACCACGCAGCCAACCTTCTGCTTGATGTCCCAAATCTTCGTCTGTCCTGTGGTTGAGTGCCAACTGTTGATGGTGCCCTTGAGAATATCCACCCAATACACCGTTGAAGTTTCTGCCATCCAGAAAGGGGATTCGCCCAAGTAGTTCCTAAATTCCAGCTCGAGTGAGTAAATATCTATCCATGCTTTTTCACTGTCATGATTGCTCTCCTTTGGACCTGGTCCAGTTACACCAATCGAATCAGATGCTTCAGCCATGAAGAAGATGCTGACAGGTTTCCAAAAATTGAAAATGGGTTCAAATTTAGTCTTCGAATTCTATGACCAGTATAGAAAATATTCTTGCATTATGAGCAACGGCAATGGTGAAGTTATTATCCCAAGAGATGATAAGCACCTCGAGGAACTAGCCTCTTCAGAGGGCCCTGTAGTGATGGACTTCAGTGCTGTTTGGTGTGGTCCATGTCGTCGCATCGAACCACTTTTCAAGCAGTTGGCCAGAACCAACCCAGAAGTGAAGTTTGTCAAAGTGGATGTTGACGAATACGCTGATTTTGCTGAGGATATGGGAGTCGCCGCCATGCCAACCTTCCAATTTCGGGAAGACGGGGAGACGATTAATGCATTGACTGTCCAGGGAGCATCGAATGAAAAGCTCGAGGCCAATCTGGAAGCCCTGCTACTCGGCAATTATCCAAACAATGTCAACAATGATGCTGGGGATGAGGGATCTGAACCAGAGAACACTGATCAGGACGCTGATGATGATTTCTGATTCTGATCTGATCATAGAGAGATCCCGCTAAATTTATGCAAATGGGCACTGGATACAGCAAAGATATTGAGGATGGACTACCCGAAACCCAATTTGTGGTGTCCCCTGAGCCTGAGCCTGAGTCCGAGTCTACTGACTCCCAATTTGTGGTGTCCCCTGGCTCTGAGTTCGATCCTGAGGATCCTGAGGATCCTGAGATCGAAACGAACAACTCTTTGGCTTCCAATGACAGGATAGAAGCACCATACAGAGATGAAAATACTGACACAATCACTGCAACTGCGATCAGTCTTGACACACTTGCACCAGAACCATATGCTGATGAACAAAGATATTGTTGCTTGACTTATGCACCACACCTCGAGACAAGGACTGTCTATGTAACTGTGAGTGGTTGCTTTCCAACGGTAGAACAGGCACATGAGTTTTCTGGTATTTTGCACAGACATGATCCACGCTTCAATCGTTTTGTTGGCGAATGTGGTAGGCCCTTGCCTATTCCACTGGACAGGAGACTATTTACTGAAAATTCAATCATGGTTGGTCAAAACCTACCACAAGTGCCCTTCAATATCATCAGTGAAACTGTGCCCGAGGAGGGTTCAATGACTGAGAGTTACAGCTTCACAGAGAGTGGGCGTGAGAGCGAGAGCGAGAGTGGGCGTGAGAGTGAGAGCGAGAGTGAATGTGAGAGTGAGAGCGGGCGTGAGGGCGAGAGCGGGCGTGAGGGCGAGAGCGGGTGTGAAAGTGAGAGTTTTCAGAGCTGTAATGAGAGTGAATCATCAGCGTCGGCATCTGAGGGGAACTATTTCACATGCATCACCTGTCTTGGTGCAGACAGGAATGCATTGCTGATACCGTGTCGCCACGCACCATATTGTCTGTCTTGTGCTGAAAAGCACACAAGTACTGCGAACACGTGTCCTATTTGCAGGTCAACTATCAAAGAGGTGATGAATATTTTCCTGTGATGGTAAAAATGATCCAAAACCAACAAAATATTTTATCTGGCATCGAATATTTTGTTCAATGACGGTCATACCAAGATTGATCGCCATCCGTGGCAAGGCAGGAGCTGGAAAAGATACTGTCGCCGACTATCTTGTTGAAAAATATGGTTACCAAAAGATGAGTTTCGCTCATCCTCTGAAAAGAATAGTAGCCATCTTGACAGGATGGCGCTATGATTTTGTAAATGGTGCAACCCCAGAATATAGGAGGCTACGCGAAACTCTGATACACCCAGTATACAAAATGACATGTAGACAACTGCTACAGTTTGTTGGGACTGAATTATTTCGTGACCAGTTGCATCCAGAGGTCTGGGTTCAGTGTCTGCGCCAAGATATCGAGGCATTGTTCAATGAGGATCCAGAAGCACTTGTCATCGTAACCGATTGCAGATTCCCGAATGAGGCAGAGATGCTCTTGAAACTAGGTGGTCGTATGCTGCATATACAACGACCAATGGCTGCATCGTGCTTGTTGGGAGAAACCTCTCAGCATTCATCAGAGAAAGATTTTAACACATCGAATGAGCAGATAATACATAACAATGGGACACTAGATCAGCTATATGAAACCGTCAGAACCACATTGGCAAAGGTATCGAAAAAGCCAATTGGACTACCTATTGTTTGATTTGACCATGTGGCCATGTGGCCATGTTACCATGTGACAGTCTTTGATGATGATATAGGCTTGTAGCGTTTTCACTGCGCTGAAATTATCCAGTAAAACATTAAGAAACATCTAACAAATGAGCGAGGGATCTGGTAGACCTAGTCTAGTCAATGACATTGTCAGAGAGATGAAATCTGGCATGAACCCAGTGATGGGTGGAGGAGGAGGCGATGGCTTTGGCCAACCAAACCCAATGATGGGAGGTGGATCTGGTATGCCTCCACAGATGGGTGGTGGACCAGGAATGCCTCCACAAATGGGCGGTGGACCAGGAATGCCTCCACAAATGGGCGGCGGACCTGGGATGCCTCCACAAATGGGCGGCGGACCTGGGATGCTTCCACAAATGGGTAGCGGACCTGGGATGTTTCAGCAGGGGGGAGCTGCTCCACTTCCGGGAATGGCTTCTGGTCCAGGGGGACTAGGAGGGATGGCTCCTGGTCTCGCTGATCCGATGGGAAACACCAATGATCCTATTCTAGGTGGAGAAGCCGCTTTCCCAGGCCCAGGTGGTGAATATATGGTCGGACAAGGACCAGGCCAGATGGTTGAGTATGATGAGAATGATGAACATGAACAATCACAGGGAAGTCTAGACCTCACCACTCTGGGTACTGGTGGCGAGGGGGACGAAGATGGCGAATCCTCTTTTGTGGATGATATCCTGCAAGGAGGGCGGGATCCAGTGATCGTTGGTGTTCTTTTCGCCCTACTGAGCTCCCCACAATTTAATGCGATATTTAATCAAATGGTTCCTCGAGTGGGCGAGAGTATTCTTTACAATCTTGGTACAAAGGCTGTATTAATTGCAGTACTCTACTTTGCTGTGAAATATTTTCTGCTTGATTGATCAAGGTCGCTCACAATGTGTAATGTCACTCTGAATCAGAAAGATCAGATAGTTCAGAGAGATTGTCTTCATCGCCATCGTCATTATCTTGCTGTTTCAGGAAGCTTTGGCGAACTATGACCTCCTCTGGATCAATCCCCAATTCGGCCCAGCCGTCTGAGCCTCTCGCAAGAGTGCTTGTAGTCGGGTTTTGTCGCTGAAAGAGAATGATCATTGCCTGTGCTTTGGCCAACACTTGTTCCTTGCCCACCCCTTTGTAGTCTCCATTCCTGATGCGGGTTGCTAATGATTCAACAATCTCTTGTCGAGGCTTGAGATTGTTGGAAACCAGCTCATCGATCATCTTGGCCCGGACAGCACGTTGATCCTTTCTCCCTTGCCACTCCCTCATGCTTTCTTGCAAATGTTTCTGGAGCATTTCCAACTCTTGCTTCTTTTTAGCATTCTGATTGCGCATTGATTGACTTGAGTGACCTGAGGTCCGAGCCCGTTTCAGCTCGGCTTGCTTTTTCCGGAGCCGTGCTCTCGCACTGTTGTTCCTACTGTTCTGGACCATTTTGTTATGATACCAACTGCATAACATGGAATTTTGGATCATTTTTACAAAGCATCACATCGTCTCATTTTCAAAGCACCTCTCAGATCTGTGAGCAGATTGCGGTGCATTGATATATTTATATTCATATTTATAAATATATCACATATTCCTATCTATAGGCAGGATGTCAATCGGATATGATTGCATCATTGTGGGATCCGGACTGGCTGGTTTGACAGCGGCCATTGTGGCCCACAAGCAAAATCACACAGTATTGTTAGTCGAAAAAGAAGACAGACTCGGTGGCAATTCTGCCAAGGCTACCTCAGGAATCAACCTTGTGAATACTCCACTACAATCGTCGAAAAATATATGTGACAATTCCGATCTATTCTTACACGATACTATCATCTCCTCCATAGGATGTCTCGAGAGTGATGGTTCTCTGAGCCAGGGCCCAAAGCTGTGTCATCGTCTAGCAGAATATAGTGATCAAGCCAGACTGTTTCTGGAAGATCTAGGGAATATCTGGATTGACGTCGTTCTTTGTGGTGGTCACTCCGTCGCAAGGACTCATCGAGCTAGTTTCGGTCACAAAGAGCATTCTAAGATACGGAATACTGGATGGGAGATCACACAGTCTTTGATAGCTTACCTCAAAAAGCACGCCGACACCATACATGTTGTGACATCAACAAAGGTGATTGATTTGAATTGCAACATGGATGCAGGTGGATTGGTAACTGGCGTTACCGTACATGACATGAATTCTTCCAAGACGACTAGATATGCTCTGTCCAAAGGCGATGGCAGTCGGGTCATCCTGGCTACCGGGGGGTTTTCCGCCAACAAGGACCTGATCGTTTCTGTGACCGACACAGGTACTCATGCTGCGCGTGGCACGACCAATGGGGCCTTTGCACAAGGGGATGGTCTAGAGATCGCAAGTAGACATGGAGCGTCCCTTGTTGATATGAATTATATTCAACTACATCCCACTGGGTTTACTGATCCCAAAAATCCATCAAGTGACCACAAATTTCTTGCACCAGAGGCGCTACGAGGATTTGGAGCCAGGTTGATAGATCCAAACACTGGAAAAAGGTTCGTGGACGAGTTGGCTACCAGGGAGAGAGTCACTGATGGGATTTTAAGTCTTGCTGGTTCCAACCAAACAGCAATTATGGTCTTCACTGAGAATTGTGCCAAACAGTTTGGCAAACAGCTGCTTGGGTTCTACCTGTCTAAAGGACTCATCCAAACATCAGAGAGTATGACAGAACTTGCCTCTGAACTGGTTGTTCCATGTGTGGAAGGATTTGACGGATACAACGACACAGTGTATTACTGCTTTGTAACTCCTGTGATTCACTATACAATGGGTGGTCTGCGCATCAACCGTGCTGGTCAGGTCCTTGACACCACAGGGCGACCAATTCCTCGTCTATATGCTGCTGGAGAGGTCACTGGCGGTTTGCATGGAAAGAATCGCTTGGGAGGTAATTCGCTACTGGAATGTGTTGTGTTCGGTATGATCTGTGCAGGGGGATCAACTAGCCAGTAAGAGCTTGATCTGGGTTAGATCAGCTCGTTGGCAAGAGCTTGATCTGGGTTAGATCAGCTCGTTGGCAAGAGCTTGATCTGGTATTCTGCATCCACCTCCTGCAATCCAGGGTCCTGAACTAGATATTCAACATTGTTGCCGAACCAAGCAAAGGGTAACATCCCACCAGCCTCCATGACAGCTCTACGTCGCAAAAACCACAATCCATTTTGAAAATAAATATCTCCAATGGAGTTTTTATCACTAAGATCGAGCGCTGCTGTTCTCTGCTGAATCTCCCTCTGATCCAGATAGGTAGTCAGGCCCATCTTGGTTCCTTTCTTAGCAACATAAGCCCTGATCGGGTTGAAATGGTTTGCTTGGATTACAGTGACAACACTATCTGCATCCGGCGAGTTGCGAAGCTGTTCCAACCCCCTGTTCAAATCATTTTCGTTCACATTCATGGTATTTCCCAGCATAACGACGAGGACATCGAGCTGATGACCGATGCGTTTCTCAATCTCCAAGAGACCATGTCGTATAGTATCATCGTGTGTTGAATGATCTTGACAGAGCTCATCTGGGCGCTCTATCACCTCGTATTTCCATTCTTTTGCTAACTCAATCGCTCTTGGAATGTCCGTGGACAGATAGGTCCCTTTGATATACTTGTTCTCCAAGCTGGCCAGAATATTGTGCAGGTAGAGAGGCTTTCCTAATACATCCAACAAATTCTTATCTGGAACAGACTTGCTACCAGCGCGCGCCGTGCTGAGGGCATAGACCTCCCACTCTTTGAAACTTTCATGTGCCATAAAATCCAACTGCTTTTGACCGGGTGAACCACCTATCTATATATTAGGGCCAACATTTTGTCTGATGGCATTGCATTCACTACAATAGTAGTTACCACGATCACATGAGGTACTCGCCTCATCCCTCTGCCATTGATGACCAGGGGGTGTATTGGCACATAGAGATTCAATGTCACCCCGCAACAATTCTATCTCTTGATCCAGATAGGCGATCTCCGAGAGCAAATTGTTTCTTTGTTCATGGAGATCGTCCAGGCGTCTCCTTGCTTGCGCAACAGTAATGATATCACTCATTGCTTGATCTGATGCCAAAGGAGTCAAACCCATCATGATCATTTTTCGATGTGCATGCTATATCAACTCAGTCATTGAATTGGCCATGGTACCATCTTCAGCGATACATACAGGCTGCCACTTGTTGAACGTTTTGACATGCTCTGCTTTGACAATGTGCTCCTTACTATCTGCAAACCAGCTTTGTACCGTCTGACTCAATGCGACTGTTGGAATAGACGCGATTCCATACTTCTTGTCATGATCCCTGAGCCAGAGCTCATAAACATCAGGCTTATTGGTCTGAACCATGCGGAAGAATACACATGGATGCTTTTCACTGTTAATCTTTTTGCGTTTACCCTTTGCCAGGGCAGCAGCACTCACCAAACTTGCAAGTGCTGGCGTAAATGGCTCGTCGCTCTCTGTTTGATCTTCTGAACCAGTCTCTTTCGAACGTTTCTCAGTACGGATGTATTTCTCAAAATCTGGCAGGTTGCGGTGGAAACCTGGTCGATTGAGCACGACTGTAATATTCTTCTGATTTCGCACATGAGGACGAAAGATTAGACTGGTGATTTGTGCCTGATATGACAATGTCATCCTGTACGATGTAAAAAAATCTTCGAGCTGATCATAATCGCAATACTCTTTCAGCATTATTTGGTGAGTATCTAGACCTGGATCAGCAGTAAACTGGTCCTTGAAAATGCTCTGCATCTGCTTTATCTTTTCAGGAAGCTCGACCAAGAAAGCTCGACCACGCTTCATCAACAGGTCGTTGATAAGGAACAGATACTGAAACTTATTAATCTGCACAAACTCACCTTGAAAAAGAGTTCCATTGTACAGACTCTCATTGAATCTATGTCTGACCATGATATATTCCCAATCCTTTTCCAAGGCCTTGGGTCGCTCTTGTCCCGTACTCTGACCATCCCCCTTGACATCACCTGTGTCTCCTCTTGTGTCGGATTGTTTCCTCGTATCCTGTCGATCGCATTGTTTCTCACGGATATAAATGCAGGTAGGTCTACCTCTATGTTTAAAAAGATACAGATAACCAGGTCGCTTATTTAGACCGAATGTAACCATGTGTGGCAGAGCCCTGAGCGCTTGTAAATCTGTTTCTTCAAACATCTTGTAATATTTATTACCATTATACAGCTTAACTCTAGCTTTCTGTACAACCTGTTCCTGTATCTCGCGGATAATGTTTTGGTCATGTACCAGATAAGCTCTACCCTGACCAAAATTCACAGTCCTGAACGCCTTTAAAGAGTCAGTCGCCATCTTCCTGCTCAATATGTATAAGAGCAGGCTTTCACACTCACACACATTATCAATTTCCTGAGATGTGTCAACCAATATAGTGGTTTGAGAGGTAGATTGATAGTTCCTGACCTTGATGCCCTAGACCTAGCTAATAGTTCAACACTCACGGTAATTGAGACGTGAAAATTCACGAACATTTTGGAGGATTAAAAATAATTTTCCAAACTCAAAAATCTCAGAAAAAAGTG